TTGATCTGCACGAGACGGCTCAACACAGCGTTCGGCTGCGCGACCATGAGCGCCTCGAGCTCGGGCATACGCCTCCGCGCCTCGTCGAGCGGAGCCATCGTGATCGCTCGAATGAGCGGGCGCCGACCGCAGCCGTTGCACTTCGCGCCCGGCGGAAAGGCCAGGTCGGAATGGACCTTCTGCGGATCGTGGAGCTTCTTGATATGCCTGGCCATGATCAACCTCTCTTCTTCCGCAGACGGTACTTCTTGTACTCCTCGAGCCACTCACGCGCCTTGACTTCGGAACGGAGCCGGTAGCGCTTGGTGGGCGATCCTTCCTCGATCGCGGCATCGAACAAACCACGGCGGATCATCTGCTGCAAGGTGGACACGCCGATGCCCTTGAAATGCCGCATCCAGTAGTCGAACGTCGCCCAGCCATCCTCAGCTCGGCAGATGCCCGATCGCACGATACGATAGGCAAGATCTTCTTCGGGATCGTAATAGACGCCGCCGCTGCGAAGCTCAACCGGCTCGGATTCGTCAGGCGGAACAACCACGCGCTCGAAGTCGAGCGGCTTGGGCGGCGGGCGGACATACTGATTCTGCCAGATCACCTGCCCGCGGTGGAGGATGCGCGTGACCACGATTCATCCACCCTCCGGCGGGCCGAAGCCCGGCGACCCTTCCTCGCTGCCCACACCGGAAATCCCGAACACCGACAGATCCGGCGCCTCGGGCCGCTCCTTCTCGATGTTCTCGAGCATCTTCTTCAGGTTCTGCACCTGGAAGAACCGAGCGACGTAGCGGCTCGCCGTCTCCTGGTCGATCAGGCCATAGGTCTTCGCCTTGCCCGCCGCATCGACCGCAGCCTGCACGTCCTGCTGACTGGGCGTCTCGAAGTCTCCCCAGTCGAGCGAGATGTGAATGCCGGAGCCGATCTCCCGCGGCGTGATCGTAACCTCACCGGTATCCGGATCGTGCTCCACCTTGGGCGGCAGGTGGACCATGTGCCGCACGATCTCCGGCGTGCCATCGTCCCGCTGCACGACAGTGGTGCGCTCGAGCTTGCGAGCCGCACGGAGAATAAGCTCCAGCAACCTTTTTACGCCGCGCTCGCCGTACTGCTCGCGGAGCACGTCGGCCTGCTCGAGCATCGAGCTGAAGTTGGCCGAGACCTCCTTCTCAGTGCGTGCCGGACCATCGAAGTTGGTGTCGAGCACGCAGCGGGTGACCTCGAGCACGTACTCCCGGAACTGTTTGGCAAGCTCCATCGCAGCACGCGGCCCAGCGCCCGTGATCTCGAGATAACTGGCCGTGCCGCCGTTCGGCAACTTGATCGCGTTATCGGAGCCCTTGCGCAGCTCGCCCTCGAACTCCGCCTCCGCAGCGATGAGAAGCGTCGGATCGCAGTTCGCGACCGTGCCGCGGTGCGCCTGCGAGAGCAGGCAGTCGATCTGCTCGATCATCTCGAAGGCGCCATGGCAGTCCGGGTCGCCATCGATATCATCCTGGACCGGGCGATTCTGCACCCAGACCGCGGGGCAGAAGCCAAAGCCGTGATTCACGCCCTCATGCGGAAAACGCTGCCAGTCGGGCTCGTCGCCATCACCGACCGGCACCTTCTCCCACACCACGTCCCAGGCGGTGTCGATCACGCGCCGATACCAATACCAGACGGTGACCCACTCCTTTTTCTCGTGATCGAACTCCTCGCACGGGAACTGGTAGCGCTTCTCGAGCCGGCGCAGCGTGAGCTTCGACCTGTCGAAGAACTCGGGAAAACACCAGCGCGGGTCGTGGACCTCGACCTCCGGCTGGCCCTCGACGAACTTGAAGCTGATCGCGACCGAGCCCATCGCGCCGCCGTAGGTGCGCGCCTGGATCATCTCCGGCCAGAGCCGCATCACCTCGACGCAAGCGTTGAGCCAGTCCTCGGTCTTGGGATCCTCAAGGCACACGATCTTCGGGTGCCGCTTCTTGGAAAACAGCAGACCGGTGAAGCGGTCGACGATCACCTTGCCGAGATAGTACGGCGCGCTCGGGCGGCGATACTTGAGCGGCAGGGTCGCGCCAGCGTCGAAGAAGCCCGGCGGGACGAAGCCGGCCTGCACAACGGCTCCGGTCTCGGAATGGTCGAGCACCGGATACCCGTTCCAGTCGATGCTCCGATCGGCGTACTGGGTGCAGCGGTAGAAACCCCAGAGGCGGTTGAGCTCGATCTGGCGCTGGCTCATGCCGAGTCGAGCGCCGCGAGCCGTGGTCCACTCCCCACCCGACGGGCCGTAGATGGCATCCCGTCGGGCAGCTGCCGGATTGCTGGGCGTCGCGCTGCTCACGGAGGGAACTCCTTGATGATTCGATCAGCTCTCCGCCACGATGCGGACGACCGGAGCACCAGCGACCGCGCGCACCCAGATCTTAGTAGTGCGCTGCTCGAACTTCTGGCCTTGTAGCACCGTCGGGATGAGCTTGCCGTGGACGTTGACCCCATCGAAGCTCAGCTCGACCGCGTTCGCGGGAGTTGTGTCCTCGTTGATCACCATGATGCTCTTCGGCTCGAAGGGGAGCTCGAAGCTGGGGCTGACTGGAAACGCATTCGGAGCCACGGACGCCGCGCTGAAGATCGCCATGTCGGATATCCTACTCCAGCAAACTGCGATTGGCGAGGCTCAGTCCTGATGGCGACGTCGAGAGCATACGCCACCAATGCTTTCTAAATCAGTCGTGCGTCGGGTGGATGACCTCGACCTCACCTGCTCATGGTGTCCATCTTGCCGAAGACGACCTTCGGCTTCGCCATCCGAGCACCCTCGCGCGCGAACCAGCTCGCCATGAGGCGATCACCCGGATGAGCGCGCGGGTCGTAGTAGAGCAGCTCGTTGATCCACGCCTCGACCTCGGGATGGCAGACGCCCTGCTTGTTGGGGATCACCCACTTTCCGTTCGCCATCTCGGTCGCCAGGCTCTCGAGCCCGAACTCGTGATGCTTCAGCTTGTTGCCGGTCGTAGTGAAGGACTTGACCGGCACGGCGCTCATCTTCCGGGTGAACTGGACGATGAACTCCTGGGAGGCATTGTTCTCGACGATGACGATCGAATGGTAGCGGTTGTGGATGTCAACGATTCTCTCAACGATCTCGGGACCCTTCCAGCGCCCGCTAGTGATGTCGAGGATCTGCCGGTCCCCGTTGGGCGCGACAGCGATCGTAAAGAGGACGCTCAAGTCGGAGTTCGAGTAGCCGACCGACAAGTCCACGCCGGTGTAGGTCCGGTAGCCCTCAGGCACGGTCTGGAGGGCGTAGATCAGCTCCTTGCCGTCGCCCTTCGCCTTGCACTGGTTGATCCACTCGACCTTGAACCGGCTCTCCTCGTCCGACCGGGCCACGCACATGAGCTGGCGGTTGAACTCGATCGGACCGAGGAGAGCCTTCTTCTCCTCGATGCGCTCGATCGGCCAGCGCGCAGGCCAAGTGGGAGCGCCATTCTCATCGACCACGCCGAACCGGACGTAGTGCCAGGTCTTGGTTGGCTGAGCCACGAGCCTGTGCATGAAATCGTCACGATTCCACGCAGTTCCGATGCACCAGACCCGCGCCTTGCGGGTAAGGCGGGTCTCCAGGGTGGAGTGATACCAGTTCCAGAGATCGTCGCGCTGCGTCTTGCTGATCGTGTTCTCGTAGTCGAGGAGATCGTCCAGGATGAGCAGATCGATTCGGGCGCCGAGGATGTTGCCGTGGATGCCCAGGGTGGTGACGCTGGGGTCCTTGGCCTTGGTCTTCCGCTCCACGTCGAGCTGGTTCCTGGACCAGCGCCCGCCGGGCATCCGCCTGATGTGCGGGAAGACCCGGCGATACTCGGCGCTTGACTGGATGTACCTGCCGATCGTCGCGCAGATCTTCTCAGCCTGGCCGAAGGTGTTGGAAACGATCGCGATGCGGAGATTCGGGTCCCGGCCCAGCTCCCAGAGGACACGCCCGATGGAGAGCTGCTGAGTCTTGCCCGCCTCGATGTGCGCCCAGACCACCAGCCGCTTGTGCTCGGACGCGAGTCGCTGGAGCTTCAGGTGGATGGGCGACTGCAGAATCGGCTTGTTCGTCTCCTCGTCCCGCAGGACGTAGGTCATGAAGGCGTTGGGATCTTGTCGGGCAAGCGAACAGTGAGCCTCGTCTGCGATACGAAGCTGGGTCGCCACGTCGGGCGGGATCTCGAGATCAGCCAGCACCGTTCGCTGCACCATCGGAATCCGACACGTCGGAAGCGCCCGCTCCGCCCTCGATCAGCCGCAGGTGGACCGTCTTCTTGGCCTGCTCGAGCGCCTGATTGGCAGCCGCCAGCCTGGCCTCGGCCTCCTCGAAGCTGATCGACTCGTCGGGACCCAGACCCGCGAAGCCCATGATCTCGGTCGGCTGGCCCAAGCGGAGACGTTCCATCTGCATCGCCTGGTAGGCGGTCGCCACAATTTCCTGGGCGATCGAGCTCACCTTCTGAGCGAGCCCGACGGCGCGCTCGAGGCTCAGGCTGGGACGAGCCATGCTGGGGACCGGGGTGAGAGCCGGGTCGGCGCCCTGGAGGAGCTGTTTCTCGTAGTTGGTCCAGGCCTGGATCTTCTGGACCTCCACGTCGGCGAACTCCTTGAGGGAAGGGATCATCGCGCGAACCATGCGTCCGAGCTCGATCGCGACGGCGAGATTCTGGAGGCTCTGGGCTCGAGCGAAGCCGACCATCTGGCCTTCCTGCTTGAGCGCCTCGATGGCCTGCTTCCTGGCCTCCTCCCGCTCCTTCTCGATCATCGCCCGCTTGGCTGCCTGAGCGGCTTCCAGCGCGGCGCGTGCCTTCACGCGATCCTCAGCGATCACCTTCTTGATGGGATGGAAGTTCTTGCGAGGCCAGCCCGTCTCCCAGGCTTTCTTCGCAGTCCGCCAGTCCACGTCCGCCAGGCGAGCCGCACGGTTGATAATCCCCGGCCCATCGCGAAACGCGGCGATCAGCTTGTTGTAGACTTCCTCGGTAACTGCTTTCCTGCCCATTTTCGCCTAGATACAGGTGCGCTTACCCCCAGGTGGTGGGGCATGCGATCCTAAGAGCAGATCATGTCCGAGTTACGTAGAAATGGCAAGACCCGATTCCTCCTGGATAGGGAGAACCAGCTCTTGCTGGTCTGGATGTTGAGCTAGGTGAGGCTAAGTGACTGGCCCTAGCTTCTGGAGAAGCTGGGCTCCTACGGTCATCTTCAGGACGAGCCGGAAGACCTGAGCGCCGTTCTGGTCGGAGTGCTCCTGGACCTCGATGGCCCGGCGGAGCGGGCCGACCAGATCGTCGGCCCGCTCGCAGAGATCCGAGCTCTCGGCAAGAGAGAAGTCGAGCGGGTCCCATGAAGTCAATCATGCCAGGATCGCTCCAAGCAAACGAGCCCGCGGGAGGCTTGCTCCGGCGGGCTCAGGATGTTGCGGGCTAGATGGGAGGATCAGCCGGCTTCGGCGAGCGCCTCCTTGCAGATGTCGAGGATGGCCTGGGCCTGGCCGGAGCTCGAGCCGAGCGCCTGGGAGATCACCTCGGCTTCATCGCCGGCGAAGAACAGGACGACGCGATAGATCTTCGCGTCCTGCTCCTCGAAGGCGGCTTCCTCGGCGGCCTTGGCCTCGGCGAGCATCTTTTCTTTCGCGCGGCGCTCATCCGCGGTCAGGTCGATCGCCAGCTTCTGGTCGACCTTCGTGAGTCCCCGCCCAGCCGGGCCTAGCATCTCCTGGGGGATCTCCACGTTGGTCATCATCGCCACCTCGTCCTCAGGCATGCCCTGAAGGAGCTTGGCGACCTCGAGCTCGTCGAGCATCAGGCTGTCCTGCGCGTGGGACAGGGCGCCCATCTCGTGGAGCTCCTTGAGGACTTCGGCCGCGAGCACAGCATTCTCCGAACCGCGAGCACGGTTGTGTCGGAGGGTGGCGATCCTCATCTGCTCGGGCGTCATGTCGACGAAGACGACCGGCACCTCCTTGTGGCCGAGCGCCTTGCAGGCACGCCAACGGTGCTCGCCGTCCACGATCTCCTT